AAGAATTGAGAATGGTTGATAGTGCTGTACCATTTAATGATGAGAATGATAGTTCTATAGATCTTATTAAAAAGACTCTAGTACTATTTGATGATGTCTTATTTGCTAATGGTGGAGATAGGACACAGGATAATATACCTGAGATTTATGAGTTTGATAAAGATCCTAGAGTACAATTTGCATTTGGGGTTGGTGGAACTCATAAACAAAATTCTAGTAGTTGGATCCTAAAGCAATGGAATTCGACTTAGAGGAACAATTTGAACTTGGTGATTTATTACTGAGTGAAAGAAGATGTAGAGTCTGTGGTAGTGTCAAGAACCTAATAGATGGTTTTTATTTAACACATAAGAAAAGTACACATCTCCCATCATCATATTCTTATGAGTGTAAAGGGTGTACTATAAAAAGAATTAAATCTAGTAGAAAGAAAGATAATGGTATCTGGAGTTATCCAGACTGGTAGTTCATGTATTGTTTCCCCGATTAAAACACTACAAATAATAAATAATCATAGACAAATTGGATTCTATAGAGGACGAAAAAGATGCCGCTTAATCTAGCATCTCCTGGTATAGTTGTAAGGGAAGTTGATCTTACTAACGGTAGAGTCGATGCAACATCGACAAAAACTGGTGGTTTGGCCGCTCCATTTGCAAAAGGACCAGTAGAGACCCCAGAACTAATTGAAACAGAAGCGGATCTTCTGGACACTTTCGGCCAGCCGTATCCTAAAGACAACCACTATGAGTATTGGTTAACTGCTTCATCCTATCTCGCCTACGGTGGTGTGATGAGGGTGGTTCGTGCAGATGACGAAGAACTCAAGAATGGTTTCGTTGGAACAGCCGCTAGTGTTAAGATTAAAAGTCCTGAGGATTACACTAACAGTGCCTACAACGAAAATACTATTGCTGGCGTAACATACGCTGCTAAGAACCCTGGTTCTTGGTCAAATGGTATTAAAGTAGCAACCATAGATGGTTTTGGTGACCAAGTACTCAGTGGTATAGTTACTACTAATGTATTGGGTTATGGTTCTACTGTTACTCCTGTAGATCCTATAAACCTAAAGGTTGGTTACGCAGTCACACAAACAGTTCCTGCAAACACAGTTATTGCTGGTTCTGGTTCTACTAGTGTTCTTGATGGATACTTTAAAGGACAGATTGTTAATGTTGGAAATGCTGCAATTACAGTTAAACTAATATCGCATGTTTCTGCTGGTGGAACTGAAACTGCTGTTGATTATCAGCAAGCAGGTACTTATCAGTTCTCTGAGACAGGTAACCTTGGTATTCACACTGGTGAAATAAGAAGGTATGGAAGTTGGCATGGTCTTGCACCTGGAGTTTACTCTGGTTTAACGACTTATACTAACTCTGTAGATTGGTTTGATCAACAATCCATTACACTAAACAACGGTGCTGTTGTTAAGTGGAATCAAATTGCTGATAAGCCAGGAACATCTTCCTATGCATCAACTAGAAATTCTAGATTTGATGAACTTCATGTAGTTGTTTATGACGACACTGGTACTATAACTGGTAACTCAGGTTCAGTATTAGAGAAGTTTACTAATTTGTCGAAGGCAAAAGATGCCCAGTATTCTGCTGGTTCATCTTCTTACTGGAGAAAGGTAATCGAAGTTGGTTCTGCTAATCTCTTTGCTGGTAGTTCTCCTGCTGGTATTGTTACTACAGGATTCAGCGAAGATAAGTGGGATACATTCGGAGATGGTGGATGGGATCAGGATACTGAGAACATTACCTTTAGTTCTATCGGTAATTACAGTGCTGTACTTACTGGTGGTAAGAACTACAATGGTATTTCTACAATCACTGAAGCAAATGCACTTAACCTAGATATCGGTGCTCTTTCAGAAGCATACGATTATCTCCGCAACCCAGATGAAATCGATGTTGATTTCTTACTCTTAGGTTGTGCCAATCACGGTAAGTACGAAACACAGGCACTCTCAAATAAATTGATTGAGATTGCTGAATTTAGAAAGGATGCTATCGCATTCCTATCACCATACAGAGGTTCTTTCTTAAGTGCATCTGGAGCAGGTGAATCCCTTCAATTAAATACGGATACAGTAACAGATAACATTGTTAGTTACTACTCTCCGATTACATCAAGTTCTTATGCCATTCTTGATAGTGGTTATAAGTACATGTATGACAGGTTTAATCAACAGTTTAGATATGTTCCTATGAACGGTGACATTGCTGGCACATGTGCTAGAAATGACATCAATAACTTCCCTTGGTTCTCACCAGGTGGAACTGCAAGAGGTGCTATTCTGAATGCTGTTAAACTAGCATACACACCAAATAAAGTACATAGAGACAAATTATACTCTAACAGAATTAACCCAATCATCTTCTCACCTGGTGCAGGTATTATCCTCTTCGGTGACAAGACTGGATTAGGTAGGTCTTCTGCCTTTGACAGAGTTAATGTTCGTCGTCTGTTCATCTTCCTCGAAAAAGCAATTGCTGCTGCAGCGAAAGATGTACTGTTTGAGTTCAACGATGAGATTACAAGGATCAACTTTATTAATATTGTTGAACCGTTCCTTCGTGATGTACAGTCCAAGCGTGGTATTCAAGATTTCGTCGTTATATGCGATGAGACCAATAACACACCTTCGATCATTGACAGCAATGAGTTTGTTGCTGACATTTACATTAAACCAGCAAGATCTATTAACTTCATCGGACTAACCTTTGTTGCTACACGCACAGGTGTTTCCTTTGATGAGGTTATTGGAAAAGTTTAATTATTAACTCACTTTAGGTAAGACTAATGGCAATCAATTCCGCAAACCCACCGAAGACCTCGGAAAGGACTATCGACAAGTTTAAGTCGAGGTTGACGGGTGGTATTGCAAGACCTAATCTGTTTGAGGTGGTTCTTGCATTCCCCGATGGAGTGGTAGATGAATCAGTAAGTGACATAGATCCTAAGACAAGATTCCTTGTCAAGGCTGCTGCACTTCCTGCATCAAACATTGCTCCAATCAGCGTACCTTTCAGAGGTCGCCAATTAAAAATTGCAGGAGACAGGACATTCGATGAATGGACAATCACTGTAATTAACGATACAGACTTTGCAATCAGAGGTTCCTTTGAGAGATGGATGAACTCCATGTCCAAAGTATCTGATAATGCTGGTAATATTAATCCTGAGGATTATACCAGAGATGCATTTGTGTATCAACTTGGTAGATCTGCTGTTGACGCAGGATCACAAAATTCAGATCAGAATATGCCAGTTCTTAGGACTTATAAGTTCTATAGCATATTCCCAACAAATGTTTCTCAAATAGATTTATCCTACGATTCTTCAGACTCTGTTGAAGAATTTACTGTGACCTTACAGGTTCAGTGGTGGGAAGCTGCTGGAAACGGCGGTAATGTAAGCTGATAAATAGATAGGTATCAAGGTATCTTTCTATTATAATGGCACGGCTTTTTGGATTTTCTATTGAGGATAAAGACGACCTTCCTAAAGGTGTAGTATCCCCCATTCCGCAGACAGGCGAGGATGGGGTTGATTATTATATACAGTCAGGATTCTCAAGTCAGGTTATAGATCTAGAAGGGATCTATAAAAATGAACATCAGGCAATAAGAAAATATAGAGAAATGGCACTCCACCCTGAGGTGGATAATGCTGTAGAGGATATTGTCAATGAAGCAATTGTATCTGATACTAATGATTCTCCAGTAGAAATTGATCTGGATAATCTTAATGCCTCTGATGGTATTAAAGATAGAATTAGAGCAGAGTTTAAACACATTAAAGATCTCTTAGATTTTGATTCCAAAGCACATGAGATTTTTAGAAACTGGTATGTTGATGGTAGAGTCTATTATAATAAGGTTATAGACATTAAAAAACCTCAGGATGGTATACAGGAATTAAGGTATATCGATCCTATGAAGATGCGATATGTCCGTAAGGAGGAAAAGAAGAAAGATGCAACTGGTGGAGGAGCTTTTAATACAGGTAATGTGCATGAATCTGAGAAGGTATACTTTCCTAAGATAGAAGAGTATTTCATGTATACTCCTGAACCACGCTATCCAACTAACCTGGCAATGGGTGGTGCAAGTACAGCAATGTCGGGGGTTAAACTTGCAAAAGATTCGATTACATATTGTACTTCTGGTTTGGTTGATAGGAATAAAGGTACAGTCTTATCATATCTCCAAAAAGCAATTAAGTCACTCAATCAACTTAGAATGATTGAAGACAGTTTGGTTATCTACCGCATGTCTCGTGCTCCCGAAAGGAGAATATTCTATATTGATGTTGGTAACCTTCCAAAGATTAAAGCAGAGCAATACCTAAGAGATGTAATGTCTCGTTACAGAAACAAATTAGTTTATGATTCAGGAACAGGAGAAGTTAGAGATGATAAAAAATACATGTCCATGCTTGAAGACTTCTGGTTACCTAGAAGAGAGGGTGGAAGAGGAACAGAGATTACAACACTCCCAGGTGGACAGAACCTTGGGGAGTTGGCTGATATTGAGTATTTCCAATCTAAGTTGTACAGATCTTTGGGAGTACCTGAATCTAGAATCGCTGGATCTGGGGATGGATTTAATCTTGGCCGTAGTTCAGAGATTCTAAGAGATGAACTTAAGTTCAGTAAGTGGGTAGGTAGATTGCGTAAGCGTTTCAGTAAGATTTTTATTGATATGCTAAGAACTCAATTACTTCTTAAGAATATAGTTACCCCAGAAGATTGGGAGGTAATGACTGAGCATATTCAATTCGACTTTATCTACGATAATCACTTTGCTGAATTGAAAGATAAGGAATTAATGGAAGGTCGTCTAGGTCTTCTTGGTATGGTTGAACCTTATGTTGGTAGATATTATTCTACAGAGTATATAAGGAGAAATGTATTGCGCCAAAAGGATTCAGAAATTGTAGAAATAGATGAACAAATTGAAGATGAAATTGCTAAAGGCGTTTTACCTGATCCAAATCAGCAAATGTTAGAGATGGAACAAGGTGCTTTTGGGGATCCAATGGGAGATCCAATGGGGGATCCAATGGCGCAAGAAGCATTGCCACCAGAGCCTCAACCACAGAAAATGCCTAAAGAGAATGAAGGAGAGATATAAATAACTTTATCAGTATATTAAATCATGATGGAAGAACTCGTCAATATGATAGCGACAGATGCGTCTGCTGCAGATATTAGTGATTCAATCAAAGATATTCTTTATGCTAAATCAGCAAAAAGAATTGATGACCTAAGACCAACCGCATCAAGCAATTTGTTTGGTGTGGAATCAGAGCCTGAAGTGGAAACTGAAGTGGAAACTCAACCTGAGGAAGAGGAAGCTAATGGCTAATCAAACACTTTTATTATCAGGAGAAATCAAAGTTGCTGCTGCAATTGGTAATAGTTCCACAGTAGATAAAGCAACATTGGTTAGAGTTTACAACGACTCTGGTGCTGTTAATGTTATTAGTGTAACTGATCCAACAGGTGTGAATGCATACTCAGGTGTAGGTTCATGCACATTGGCCGCAGGTGCTGATATTATTATTGAAAAGCCCGCAGATTACACCGTATGGGGTAAGGGTCAATTTGCAGCTACAAAAGTAGGATTTACAAACTAAACCAATGAAGTTAATCACAGAACAGATTGATGATGTAGAAGTTATCGTTGAAAATCGCAACGGTAAGAAGTCTATGTTTATCGAGGGTATTTTCCTTCAGGGAGATATTCAGAACCGTAATGGTCGTATGTATCCAATGAACACACTCCGTAAGGAAGTTCAAAGATATAATGAAAGTTTTGTGTCTTCTGGTCGTGCAGTTGGAGAACTTGGGCATCCTGAGGGACCAACAGTAAACCTAGACAGAGTTTCTCATAAAATTGTTTCACTAAAAGAAAGTGGATCAAATTTTATTGGTAAAGCAAAAATTCTTTCTACACCTATGGGTAAGATTGCCCAAAATCTTATTGATGAAGGTGTGAAACTTGGTGTTTCATCTCGTGGACTCGGAACATTAGCAGTAAATGAAAATGGTATAAAAGTTGTTTCTGATGACTTTATGCTTGCTACTGCTGCTGATATTGTTTCTGATCCTTCTGCGCCTGATGCTTTTGTATCTGGCATAATGGAAGGTAAAGACTGGGTTTGGGACGGTGGAATAGTAAGAGAGCAACTAGCAGCAAAGACCTATAAGCAGGTTAATACTTTAGTTGACAATAAGCAGCTTGAGGAGAACAAGCTTGGGTTGTTCCAAAACTTCCTATCAAATCTCTAACATTTTATAAATAAACTTAGATTACCACAACGATTCTATTCGGAGTATACCAGAAATGGCCGCAAAGGAACTTAAGGAAATGGACAATCCTGTAACAAGGGGTGCGAAAGCTGGTGATCCTTTAAAGAAAGTTGATGATTCCACTTCACCTGGAGCATCAGCATCTTACGAGGATCTAGGCGGACCAACACCTCAAAACTATAAGTCCACAGACGACTCTGCTAAAGTAAAGTCAGCAAACATTAAAACGGTATCAGATATCGTTAATAAGGGTGCTGGTAAAGCTGATGCTATGAAGTCTATTGGCACAGAGGTGCTAAAGCAAGGTGACAACCCTGAAGCAGAAGAATCTGCTGAAGTTGTTGCTGAAGAACCCACTACAGAAGAAACTACCGTGGCAGAAGAAGAAGTATCTACAGTTAATGTAGAAGAAGATCTTGCTGCACTATTCGGTGGTGAAGAACTTTCTGAAGAGTTCCAAACAAAGGCCAAGACAATCTTTGAAGCAGCAGTTAACTCTAAAGTTGCTGTTGTTAAAGAAGAAATGTCTACCGAATATGAAAAGACTTTGACTGAGCACCTAGAAGGTGTTAAGGCAGAGTTGGTAGAGCGTTCTGACGCTTACCTTGAGTATGTCGCTGATGAGTGGCTCAAGGAAAATGCTATTGAAGTCGAGCATGGTCTTAAGACCGAAATGACTGAATCATTCCTTAGTGGAATGAAAAATCTTTTTGAAGATCATTATGTATCAATCCCTGACGACAAATATGATGTGCTGGAAAGCATGGTAAATAAACTAGATGATATGGAAGGCAAGCTCAATGAGCAGATAGAGAAGAACATCTCTCTCAACAAGCGTCTTGGCGAATCAACAGCTGATGGAATTTTCCGTGAAGTAGCCGAAGGACTTGCTGAGACCCAAAAGGAGAAGTTAAAGACTCTAGCTGAAGGTGTTGAGTTTGAGGGTGAAGACGCTTACCGTGAGAAGGTTGTAACTCTTAGAGAATCTTATTTCCCTAAAGATGGCAAGCCTCAGGTTTCAAGCAAATCCGAAACCATTTCGGAAGGTATAGCAAACGAAGCTGCTGGCATAGACAATTCAGCGTCTATGAATCAGTATCTGTCAGCCCTATCAATGGGTAAGAAATAAATTAAACCTACAAACTCTATTTAAGGTACAATGTACAACGCCGAATCAATTATGGAGAAGTGGGCTCCTCTGCTAGATGCAGAAGGGGTAGATCCTATTAAGGATGCTCACCGCCGTTCCGTAACCGCAGTTCTCCTAGAGAACCAAGAAAAGTTCCTTAAGGAACAACAAGCTTTTGAAAGTGGAACCTCAATGCTAACTGAGGCAGCTCCTACAAACAGTGGTAACGCTGTTGGTGCTTCTGGTGCATTTGGTGGTGGTTCTACACCTGCTGGTCCTACTGCAGGTTTCGACCCAGTTCTGATCTCATTGATCAGACGCTCAATGCCTAACCTAGTTGCTTATGAACTAGCAGGTGTTCAGCCAATGAATGGTCCTACTGGACTTATATTCGCAATGCGCTCTCGCTACACCAATCAGAGTGGTGATGAGGCATTCTTCAACGAACCAGATTCAGCATTCTCTGCTAACAAGGCAGGGACCAATGTTGGTCAGACAACTCAGGGTGATTACACTGCTGCTACTGACGACGATGGTACTGTTGGTTTCGGTTCTACCGCAACTCAAAGAGGAACAAACCCTGCTATCCTAGAGAACAATGCTTCTGATGCTGTTCAAGCACAGTACAGCACTGGTCAAGGTATGGCAACTGGTGACTCTGAAGCATTAGGCGACGGCACTAATGGTCACTTCAACGAGATGGCATTCTCCATCGAGAAGGTGACTGTAACCGCTAAGTCTAGAGCACTAAAAGCAGAGTACAGTTTAGAACTCGCTCAAGACCTTAAGGCAATCCACGGATTGAACGCTGAGGCTGAGTTAGCAAACATTCTTTCTTCTGAGATTCTTGCAGAGATTAACCGTGAGGTTATCCGTACTATCTACAAGACTGCTGAAGCAGGTTCACAGGTCAATGTTGCAAACGCAGGTTTCTTTAACCTAGATGTTGACTCCAATGGTAGATGGTCGGTTGAGAAGTTCAAGGGACTTCTGTTTAACATCGAAAGAGATGCCAACAGAATCGCACAGAGAACTCGTCGTGGAAAGGGTAACATCATCCTAACAAGTGCTGATGTTGCTTCTGCTCTAACGATGGCTGGTGTACTTGATTACACACCTGCTCTTAACGCTAACCTTCAAGTTGATGATACTGGTAATACATTTGCTGGTACTATCCAAGGTAAGTATAAGGTCTACATCGATCCTTTCTCTGCTAACAGTGCTGCTAATCAGTACTATGTTGTTGGATACAAAGGTACTTCACCTTATGATGCTGGTCTGTTCTACTGCCCATATGTTCCACTACAGATGGTTCGTGCAGTTGGAGAGAACACCTTCCAGCCAAAAATTGGATTTAAGACAAGATACGGTCTTGTTTCAAACCCATTTGCTGAAGGTACTAGTCAAGGACTTGGACGCATTACTTCTAACAGCAACCGCTACTATCAGCGTACTGTTGTTCAGAACCTCATGTAAATTGAGATTACATACACTAAATAGAGACTCCTTAGGGGGTCTCTTTTTTTGCTATATAATAATACTTAATGTTTCTCATTATGGAAGATGAAGAATTGCTTGATGAACTAGCAGAAAGGATCGCAGAAGGTCCAATAGTCTTTACACCAGACGAAGATTGGGTAGATCAATTAAATGAAGAGGACTAAATAGTGGTGACCACGCAATTCTTTTGTGCAAGAGTTGTGTATATAAAATGGAACGAGTACCATCATGGTACGAACTCTATGAACAGAACGACAAACTGGAGAGTATGATTCACATCTACCAAGAGGAAATCGTAAAGTTGGAAGAGGAAAGGGATGACCTCCAGACTGAGGTTTTATTCCTGAGAAAACAACTTGAGTACAAAACTATGGGTAAACCTCAATTTCATAAGTTGACGGATAAAGATGGCTAACAACTTTTATGAAAAGCAGATTAAGAATAGGAATTTTCTTTCACCATCTGGTTTTCAATTCAATCTAGCGAAAGCACCAAAGGTTGATTTCTTTTCACAATCAGCAAGAATACCTGGTATTCAGTTGGGTGAAATTATGGTGGGTAATTATCTAAAGTCTGTACCTGTACCAGGTGATCAAGTTCAATTTGAAGATCTTACTTTATCTTTTATAGTAGATGAAAATTTAGAAAATTATTTAGAAATTCACAGTTGGATATATGCATTAGGTTATCCTAAGTCAGTTCAACAATTTAGTGATCTTGTTATGGATAGAGGAAACATTGACAACTTACAACAGTTTAGTGATGGTACTCTTACTATTTTAAATAGCAATTTTAATCCAATGGCATATGTCAAATTTACTGACATGTTCCCTGTATCACTAACTACTTTAGAATTTTCTGCACAAGAAAACGATTATACATATCTTACGGCATCAGTTACTTTTAAGTATCTGATGTATGAAATCCTTGATACTAAATTTAAGGTACGAACTACATCATTAACTAAATCTACCTAATGGATCTTGAAACTATACAAAGTATGTGGGCAAAAGACTCACAGATTGACATCATCAAAGTACATGAAGAAGCAGCAAAAATACCATCACTTCATGCTAAGTATTGGGATGTTTATAATTCTCTTAAACTTTTAAAAGAGAAAGCATTAACCCAAGAATCTAATATTAAATTAGATAGATACAATTATTACACAGGAAAATCTGACCCTGAAGTGTATCAGGCCGAACCATTTGGTTTAAAGGTTAGGGATAAAGAATCTCTAAAAAGATATATGGATGCTGATGAAAGAATTCAAACTATACTTTTAAAAATAAAATATTATGATGTGATGTTGACATATCTAGAAGATATTGTTAAACAGATAAACAATAGAAGTTACCAGTTAAAAAACATTATTGATTGGCAGCAGTTGAGTGGCTAATGTCCGACCTTACTATTACCAAAAAGAATGAGGTCTTTTTAAAGATCGTCTCGGAACCTCATGTTGCTCATGAGTTATCTGATCAATTTACTTTTGAAATACCTGGTGCTAAGTTTATGCCCCAGTATAGAAAGAGGCATTGGGATGGTAAGATTCGTTTGTTTAATTTACAGACAGGAGAAATATATGTAGGACTACTAGACAAAGTAGTTTCTTTTTGTAAGCATCACAAATATGAATACAAATTTGAAGATAGCAAATATTTTGGTACTCCTTTTGAAGTCAATGAAATGATATCAAAGGAGGGTGTTAAAGATTATATGAATCATATATCTAAGACTCCTCCAAGAGACTATCAAATAGAGGGAGTATACGATGCTCTAAGACACAATAGAAGACTAGTGATAAGCCCCACTGCCTCTGGCAAATCTTTGATGATTTACTCAATAGTTCGTTACTTCGCAGAGCAACAGAAAAATACATTGATAGTTGTTCCAACGACATCTCTGGTAGAGCAGATGTATAAGGACTTTGCTTCTTATGGATGGGATGCTGATTCATATTGTCAAAAAATATATGCAGGTAGAGAAAAGGAAGCTAGTAAACCTGTTGTTATTACTACTTGGCAATCTATCTATAAACTACCAAAAACATATTTTGAAAACTTTGAAGTAGTTGTGGGTGATGAAGCACATCAATTTAAGTCAGCATCGTTAGTTAAAATTATGACTAAACTTCATACTACAAAATATAGATATGGATTTACTGGTACTTTAGATGGTACACAGACTCATAAGTTAGTGTTAGAAGGATTGTTTGGTCCATCATATAAGACGATTAAGACTCATGAGTTAATGGAAAAAGGATATCTTGCTAAATTAAATGCTAAGATTATTCTATTAAAACATCCTCCTTTAGGATTTGATACTTATGAAGAAGAGATTCAATATCTAATTAGTCATGAACAAAGAAATAAATTTATAAAAAATCTAGCATTAGACTTAAAAGGTAATACTTTAATACTTTATAGTAGGGTAGAAACCCACGGTGAAATCTTATACAATTCTATAAATAGTAGTGATGATCGTAAAGTATTTTTCATCCACGGTGGCGTAGATGTTGAGAATCGTGAACTTTGTCGTTCTATAACTGAAAAGGAAAACAATGCAATCATCGTTGCATCTTATGGTACTTTCTCTACTGGCATTAACATTAAGCGGTTGCACAACATCATCTTTGCGTCGCCTAGTAAGTCCCGTATTAGAAACCTCCAGTCAATTGGTAGAGTTCTCCGAAAAGGTAAGGGAAAAGTAAAGGCAGTATTATATGATATTGCTGATGATTGTTCCACTGAAGTAAAACGCAACTATACTCTCAATCATTTGATCGAAAGAATTAAAATTTATAATGAAGAGAATTTTAATTATGATCTTGTTAAAGTAAAATTGAAGGAGAAAACATGAACGAAGATTATACTTATTTTGTATTTAAACTAATTTCTGGTGAAGAAGTAGTTGCTAAAACTCGCATAGATGAAACTGGTGTTGAACCAGCTTTCTTTTTGATGCAACCATTAAAAGTTGAACTAACACATAAAGGTACAAATACTTTGGTTAGATTAGTGCCTTGGGTAACTATACCTGATGAAGAAGTTTTTAGAGTTGGGTTTGATAAAATTATTACTATGACTGAATTAGCAGAAGACCATGAAATGATAGCCGCCTATGAGCATTATAATTTACAACGAATGGAAAGAGAATCTCACAAAGTAAAAATTAGTGAGAAAATGGGATATAAAGGAGATGTAGAAAAAACTAGAATTTCTCTAGAAAAAATATATACGATGCAAAATGACACTGCTGCAGGTATAACAACTACAGTATAGCTTTAAATATTAGTATCCTTTGAACCCTCACAAGGGTAATTGTACATGGAATTGCTACCCGTGTCAAGCTGTGTTATAATACCTACAGATTTGAGATCAAAATGCCGAGAAAAAGATCCGACCATTATGTAAACAACAAAGAACTTCTTGAGGCAATGGTCGTCTACAGAAAGAAGGCTGCTGAAGCAAAAGAAAATGGTTCTTCACCTCCACCTATTAGTAATTATTTGGGTGAGTGTTTCCTTAAAATTGCAACGCACTTATCATACAAACCAAATTTTGTTAATTATATGTTCAGAGAAGATATGATAGGAGATGGTATTGAAAATTGCGTACAATACATTCATAACTTCGATCCTGCCAAGTCAAACAATCCTTTTGCATATTTCACACAGATAATCTATTACGCTTTCCTGAGACGCATACAGAAGGAGAAGAAGCAGTTGGAGATAAAGACTAAGATTATAGAAAGGACTGGATTTGAACAAGTCATGGTTGTAGAAGAAGGTGCAGGAGGTAGTTCATCAGATTACAATACTATTAAAGATAACATACAGTATCGTTCATCAAATAGGTAACATGGCAATTTATGATGATGTGAAGATCACTATCAACCTTAATGAGTTGGTAGAGATTAGAGCAAAACTTATCTCTCAATATGATGATTATTCAGAGAAAGTATGTAAAGGTGAATACTTAGATGGTGGTGACATTGATAAGATTGCCACTAAGTTAAGAGAAACTTTAACATGGGATACACTTTATCAGATGATAGATGACTCTATCTTAGATTAT